TTCCGTTCCATCCTTTTCCTTTTTCTTACTGAGATGAATGATTGTAGAAGCAGCATACTTAAGACCGCTACCACCACCCATTTCTTGTGTAGGAACATAAGATCCAATAACTTGATATACATGATTTGTTACAATCATTGGAATATTTGCTTGACCAAGTTTCAAAGTAAGCATACGGAATGCACCTTTAATAAGTTGTGATTTGGTCATATCACGAACTTCTTTATCATTCAGAGCATCATTAATCTCCTTACTCGTGGAAAGCATCCCCAAAGAGTCTAGCACAAACATACAAGGACTACGCTCACCTTCAGGTTTTTTCATATAAAGATCTACCGCTTTGAGTGCCTTTCCACGAAACTCTTCTACGGTGACAACATTAACCACGACAAGACGTGATGTGTCGATGCCGCGTGACTCCAAGAGAGATTTAGTGATAGCAGCCTCAGTGTCAAAGTAGAGACAATAACCATTGGGATGAGTATCAAGAAAGTTCTTAACAACGGCGAGAGAGAAAAAAGTTTTTCCAGTAGAAGACTCTCCAGCAATAGCAGTAATCTTATTCCCAGATACACCACCAAATATGCTGCCCGAAACCAGTGCATTAAAAATGTATGAACCCGTATCAACATAAGTCTCCGTCTCATCAATATCAGAAGCAAGTTGTGTATACTCACCGCCGATTTCTTTTACAATATCTTTAAGAAAATCCATAGTCATTTGTTCCTATTAAAATTAAAGGTCCACAATTTATTATACAACTGCTTTTCATCAGTTCTTTTAAGTAATTCTAGAATTTTTTCAAATTCACGTTTAGTAATCGGCAAATTCATTAGATAAAAAATGAATCAAGACTTGTTGTTTTTTCCACTTTCCACCCAATTGAATCGAGAATGGACTTAAGAGGGTCAATAAAACTCTTTTCAAATTGTAGGTCATAGTCTATGTATTTGTCAAGACCAAGTTCTTTGGGAAAATCTTGAATGAATGCTATTACATTTTCCTGAATAATATTAGGTTTTTTCAAGAAAATAAACTTAACTTTTTCACCATTAGCAATCAAAGAATATTTGTGGGTCAATTTCTTTTCCTTTATATAATGATTAAAAAGAAGCGCCCCACGAATATGAATAGGAGTTTTTGAAGCGTAAATCGTTGAATGGGAATAATACTTACGAACATCGGAAGCAGTGCGGGGAAATGCAATCTGTTCTGGTGGAAGTTTTTTGAAGGCATTACGGCACTTATCAATAAACTCAATCACCTCTTCTTCAGTTCCACTCATCATCAACTTAAGTCCATCCTTAATCATCTGACGACACGGAGCAGGTGTAGAAGATTTAACTGCCTCAATGCCCATCATCTTCAGTTTAGGTTCTTCATAACGAACACCCTCACTATCCCAGACATTCAAAATATAACGCTTTTTGGCAGTCCAGATTCCACGCTCGGCAATGTTCTCACGCTTCATCTGCATCTTCTGGTCGTAAGCATTTACATACTGAGCCAGTTCTTGGTAGCAACCTTCAATATACTTTTCAAGTTCCACTTTACAGATCTTATCAAGGAATGAAACAATGCCTTCAGTAGTTTTCTCTCTTCCCTTGTATACAGTCTCAACCAAAGGACCCATATTAAGATAAACAGAGTCAGTATCGGAAGCAATAACATAATCCACCTCTTCAGTTTTCAGAACTTTATTCAAATACTTATTAAGTTTATTTTCAATCCAACGAATTGCAACTTGCCCAGAAAGTGTAATTGCTTCAGCGTTTGCTAGTTTATAATAACGGAAGTACTGATTACCAATAGCACCATAAGCACTATTAAGTTGAATCTTCCTTGCCATTTGAATGTTATTACACCTTGCAATCTCCTTTTCCAGTTCTTTTGTTGGAGTTTTTTCATACTGTTGCTTTGCCAAAAGCATTTTCTTTTTATAGATGGTGCGGTCCTCATAGATTTTCTCCATCAATTCTGGAAGAAACCCACGAACATCTTTGCGATACATTGCACCATTAGCACAGACTGCATAATCCTTATAAAGTTCAAATGTTAATTCTTGATTAAGAATTTTATCAACAGTCACTGTTGGGTGCCTATCATCAATAAGAGTTTCGGGACTCACATTGAATTGCATAATCAAATGTGGATATAGACTATTCAAGTCAAAACTCACCACCCAGTCATACATTCCCGGAATAGGTTCCTTAACATAAGCGCCAGCATACTTTGAATCTTTATCAGAACGTTCTTTGGGGGGGATAACAATGTCCCGCTTTTTCAGATAGTTGTAGATGATTGTATCCCACATTCTAACTTGAGAAAAAACATCAGCATAGTTTGCTTTAGCGTCATATGCCATTGTAATTGCAAGTTCGATTAGTTTCATCTTGTCCTCCATTCGGTCAACAAGTTCCACGTCGATGATGTTGTATTCTACAAATTTCTGCCACCCTTTAGTGTAAAAATCTTTAAAAGTATCAAATTCAGAGTGATCTAATTTTTTCTGACCAAGTTCAACATTAGCAATATAATCTAGACGATAAGATTCCTGTGCTTTATAAGTAAACTTCTTATAAAGATTCAGATAGTCAAGTTGAGTAATACCACCGACATCATAAGAAATGTGCTTACGTCCAGCAATATAAATTTCACTTTCAGTTACAAGTCCCCATGGAGACATTCTTTTCATTAACTTTTCACCAAGAATTCTATCAAGGCGACGAACAAGATATGGAATATCATATAACTCAATATTCCAACCAGTTACAACTTCTGGCGTATTATCTTCCGTCATCCACCAAGCAATAAAATCGTTTAATAGGTCTCTTTCAGTTGCAAAAGATTTATACATCACATTCTTTTGCTTGTTTTCAAAAGGACCAACACCCCAAGTGCGAATTTGCTTTGAAGCATAATCTTGAATTGTAATCAAAAGAACTTCCTCAGCCGCAGATTCTACATCAGGAAATCCATTTTCCGATGCGACCTCAATATCAAGAGTGGTTAATTTGATTTTATTAATATCAAATTTAATCTCCTCCTCCGGATACATATCAGAAATGTATTGATAGATATATCCAGTGTTTCCACAGATTTTAAAGTTTTCTACACCATCATACCTTTTAACAAAGTCACGACATTCCCTTACCGTTCCGGGATTAACTTCTTCTACATACTCTCCAGTTAAAGTTTGATATTTAGTTTTCTTTTTTGAAGGGACAAAAAGAGTCGGGTAAAACTTCTCCCGAGTCATGAAATGTTTACCATTTTCATAACCACGGACCAAGAAGTGATCTCCGACCATTTGAACGTTTGTATAAAATCTTTGAGACATTAGGCAGTCAATTCAAAATACTTTTCAATGATTTCTTCTTTTGGGTCAACAATCGTAAGGATACTATCAGAGTGAATCATCATTTCAGTTTGATCTGTCACATCAGGCCAAGGAGTTAAATTTCCTTCAGCGTCGATTTGATAAGGATTAATGAGTTTACAATCTGGTTCTCCAAGTTCAGAACCAACTTCAATAATCTCAGTGATAATTACATTATCAACCTTTAACAAAAGGCACTTAACTGTTTTTTCCATTTACTCTCTCCTCATAAAGATCTTTAACTGAATTAAGTGGTTCAACAATCGTCACTACCCAATCTAACGGAACTAGAATCTGATCGTCTTGTGTCAGAAGAATCCACGACGACAGAGATACTTCGATTTTAGCATCGTAATCTACCTCTTCAGTCAAAAGAATAGACCTTTCTGTAAGAACCTTATATGGTTTATTAAAAATATATCCACAAGGTTTTTCATCAGAAACAATTTCCTTAATGTTGGAAATGACTGTCTCTCCAGATTTCAATAATGCAAGTTTAGTTGACATTTTTATTTTATTCCTTCAACCCATTATAGCAAAAAAATGGGGGAGCGTCAACTGGATTTTGCCAGTTGCTCCCCTTGCGGCGACGATACTTAATATTTAGAGATAGTCCTTACGCTGATGGTGTTGAGGAACAATCTTTCTCAATTCAATTGAAAGCAATCCATCTTCAAAAACTACATCTTTGACTTCAGTATCGTCTGCAATTGTCCATGCTCTCTTAAAACTTCTTTGGGCAAGACCTTTATGAACATATTGAGATTCGGTTTCTTTATCTTCTTTTTGACCTTCAACAAAAAGTTTACCATATTCGGTAAAAACATTAACTTCCGACTTCTTAAATCCTGCAAGTGCAATCTCTAAACGAGATTCAACATTGCTGACTTGAACAAGATTATAAGGTGGATAGTTAGAAGTAGTTTCGTGAAGATTAAACAGACGATCAAAATATTCGTCCATTCCAATACTATTGCGAGTAATCCTATCCATCAGGGCAGGAAGATCCGCAGATGTAAACCTTGAGGTTGCAAGATTAGTCATTATTGTAGCTCCTTTAAAAGCGAGTTTGTGTTTTGTGAACCCTTTCGGCGTTCACTACTAATTATACAATAAACATAAAAAAAGGGAGTGTTGAACTCCCTACAAAATCATTCGGTTTCTTCGTCCCTTTTCTTTTTAGCACCAATATTATACTTAGTTTCCAGAATCCAGTCTCCCTTGTCCTTATAGGCAAGAACTTTAATCTGGTTCAAAGGTGCAATATCTTGAATTTTATTAACATCTACAATCGTAATCAGACCCCAATCTGCAATTAATTGAGCAATACGATTGCGACGCTGAATATCATTTACGGTTAAGTTGGCATGTTTACCATCCAGAGCAAAAAGTTCTTTAAAATGGACAATAAAATATTTACCTTGCTTGTGAAGAATGTGGCAAGATTGATAGATTTTCTTTTCCTTTCTTGAAGCAACCCCGATACGAGTCAAAGTCTCACGAACTTTCAAAAAGTCATCAGGTTCATTCAACAAAACTTCAACCATCATATTAGGCGTCCAGTTTACAATAGGTTCTTGAACGACGCTCATTGTTTTCCTCCAGTTTCAAATTTCGATTTTATAAAAGTAAGTTGTTCTTTTGAAAGAATTCTCAAAGCCTGTTTTGCCTTTTCATTACTATATCCATAATAACGTTTGACATAATCAAGATCTTTGATTTTATCTTGTCGGAGCCAGGGAGAAAATCTCTTCTTTTTCCTCAGACTATTTAGCAAAAAATCATATTGCATCTTCTTTGGAAGAAAATGATAGCGATTCATTTCATTCGCAAACATAATACAATCAATGTGCCCAGAAAAGCAACGATTGATGATATAAGGGGCGTATTCCTTCTCAAGTGAAGGATCTTCATCAATTAGATTCTGCTTCGTTTGATTGATCGAGTTTAACCAGTCCTTCAATTCCATAATTAAAAAGCAATAGTTCTTTTCTTTGTTTTTGCTCACGCATATATTCACCAACAGAACGCATCGTATAAGTCAAATCAAACTCGGCAGCGTTCCAGTCCTTAAACCTATCTTTTACAAGTTGGTCAGAATTATAACTAATCAACTGATCCATATTGTTAGAGTCGCAATCAGCAGCAAACTTATCGTGATCGAATCCTTTATGCATTGATCCCTTTCTCCCATAGAGATTATCCTTAATGTCATAAGGAGGATCGAGATACATAAAAGCACCTTTGTTTCCATCCATCAGATAATCGTAGGAGTAATTAGTTATGCGCCAGTGAGCAATTAACTTGGAATATTCGGGCAGTTTATAGATTCCTCGCAGGGAGAAATTGGAGTTACTTGCTTGCTCTGAAAAAGATGAACTTTCGGTAAGACCACTAAAAGAACATTTATTAACAATATAGAAAGCGACAGCACGATTAAAGTTCGATTCAGACTCATTATTGATATGCTCCTTTGACTTCGTAAATAACTCTCTTGCCAATTCTGGAGTATTGTATGCCGTTTTTAAATCCACCAATTCACTTTTTAAATCATATCCAAACATCTGGAGTTGTTGCCAGAAGTTTACAAGAGGTTCATAAAGATCATTGACCCATATATCTAGGTTGGGATATTTTTTAGTAATATAAATCGCAACGCTTCCACCACCAAGAAATGGTTCACGAAACTCATCATAATTGCGAAGGTCTGGAAAATAAGGTCCCATCTTTTCACAAGCACGGGATTTGCCACCAGGGTAGCGTAACGGAGTTTTAAGAGATTTTATATTACCACTCATCAGATTCATCCCCCCATTTGTAAAGTTCATCGACAATTTCATAATAAAGTTCTCGTACTTGCTTTTTAGGTGCGAGAGAAACATTTTTAGCAATATATTCAACATCCCTCTTATCAACAACAATTTTCAGTCCAGATTTTTTAAGATTTTTTTTAGGATTAAAATTTTTAAGAGCATTTTCAAAAGATACAATTCCAAAATGACGTTGAGTTTGATCGATCAAAATCATTTCATCAAACTTTTGTTCTGGAAAATAATTGTTTACATTCCCTTGAAAGTTTTTAAGAGTAATTTCTTTGGTATTAAAAGTTCGGTCAGTTTGAAATAACCCATCAAGACCTTTTGCTTCTAGTCGCCAAACTTCTTCATTTACTTTAGTAGTAAAATCATGCCCCAAAGAATCATTTAATCCAACATATACTAAGTTTTTGCTGGTTTTTTCAATTGCCTTTTCAATAAACAGTGCTCGACTAAATTTTTGTCCACCAAATCGTAGACGGCGAGTGTATTCAACTACACCCATTACCATTTCAAAATCAAATTTAATTTTAGTTTTCATAATCTTTAGGATGATACTTCAAATATTCTCTAAAAGTCAGTTTCATTTCTTTCTGCGTCATACCACAATGCTTTGCAGCAGCAGGAAGATTTAATGTAGCACGAAACAAACCTTCATTTGCTTCTTTTACATTTTGAGGATTTGTTTTTACTGGCACATCATAAAGAGATGCCTTATTGATTTTATAAAGACTCATCTCCACTCACACTCACACATTATTTCAGTCAATGCTGCCAGAAGATTAATCTCTTGATCAGCAACAAAACTACTTTGATAAAGATACTTTGCAATTACAAGAACTGCAGCAGGGATTGTCTGTGGAGTCAGATGATTATAACAAGAATCATATACCCTACGGAGAATCAAGTTAGCATCATTATCTAAATTAGAAACAACCCACTTTCGAACTTCTGTAAAGTTCTTCTCTTTAAGATATTTGATCAACTCATCTACAGAGATGTCTGAGAAAGATGCAAGAATGCCTGAGTCAATTTTGCCCCCCACCGCATATCTTTGGCACTCGTTAAGGACTCTCCTGAAGTCGGGGAAATGTTTAGAGATGATTTCAACAAGGACTTTTTGATCATATTCGATGCGTTCCTCATCCAAGATGTTCTGTAAACGCTTGAAAAAGGATCCCGCCAACTTGGTTTTTTCTTTCCCTTTGATTGTGAAGTCAATGACTGCACATCGGGAATGGAGTGGTTCAATGATTTTGTTTTTGTAATTGCAGGTAAAGATGAATCTACAGTTGTTATAAAATGTCTCAATATTCGCCCGTAGAAGGAGTTGAACGTCGTTGCCCGTGTTATCTGCCTCATCGATGATGATGACTTTGTGTTTAGAAGATTCCGTAAGTGATACGGTCGAAGCAAAGTTCTTTGCTTGGTTCCGCACAGTATCCAAGAAACGTCCTTCGTCGGATCCGTTGATGACATAAAAATCTGCTCCTAACTCATTACACAACGCTTTTGCAATAGTTGTCTTACCAATACCGGGAGGTCCTGCAAGAAGAAGATTTGGAATCTCTCCTTTTGCAACAAACTCCTTAAATGTCTTTTTAGTATCATCAGGAAGAATACAGTCGTCAATAGTTTTTGGGCGATATCGCTCCACCCAGATAAAATCACTGCTCATAATTTAAATCCAATCAGGTTTTTTCAAATAAGAACTTGGGACAATTTCCCACCATTCTTTCCCATCAAAAATATACAACTTGCGCGTATCTTTGTCTAGGAAAACATCACCTTTTTCATAGTTCATACCCATTCAGGTTTGCGTTCTGGCATACGAAGGTAATTGTCTTTTACCCAAGTTTTAGAAGCAATATACCTTTTATATGCCTCAAATGTATCTATTGAAGTATCATATTTAAGTTCATCCGGCATCGCTCTTGCAAATGGGGTTACATTAGTCAATTTTCCTTTTGGAAACAAATAGTATGCCTCTAAAAGAGTATTATAGCACGAATGTGCTTTGCCATACCGCAGTTGAAACTCATCACAAAGATTCATTCCATGTTTAATTAACCAGTAAGCATTATCAATAGATTTTGCTGCCCACTGGGTGCAAGGATGGTTACGAAAAGCACCTTTTTCAGTAGCATAAGGATTTCCATCCTTTTTATGAAGTTGCCCATAATTATGATACCACTTTGATGCCACAATAGAAAGCATTTGGCAGCATTCAAGGGGCATCTTTGTTATATGGCGGTCAGGAAGTGTAATAGCACTTTCTGCAGGAAATTGATGCGTAACAAAAATATTCATCAGAAACAATACTTTTGAATAACATACTTTACTTTTTCAGGTTTATCTTCCATCCAGAATGCTTCCCTGTCAATATTTTTCAAGTTTCTATCAAAAGCAATAACTTTTTTCAAATCTGCCTCTTTTTGATAGTTTAAATACATGCTCGAAGAATTAATTCCGAAAGGAGTCAAATATCTAAAGTTGGTCCTACAAGATTGAGCAACATGAACAGATTCGTGCAACAAAGTTTCATTTACATTTTTTTCAATACTTGGATAACTTTTAATTTTATCAGTGCATATTGAAAGTGTTTTTTGGGAAGCGTTATAAAACCCAAAGACATCGTATTTTCGACAAATAGAAGAATTTTCAACTACTCGAACTTTTTTAGATATCATTTTATAGACATCCATTTGTTGAGTAGAAAGATAAAAAAGAAATTCCATCACTCAAAAGTAGAATCAGGTTCTAGAGCAATATAATACGTCAGATTATACTTACTATTCTTAAACTGTGACAAAAGTTTAGAAGACACCACAACATCATAGGGACCGGGAATGATCTTGATGTTTTCAACTTTGAAGTTGAATGTAAATTCTTTATCGGTTTCACCAACAACGATAGAATATTCGTTAGAAGTATCATTCTTCTTATCACGAACCACAAGGCGAATTACACCCGCTTCACCAACTGCAGAAAGATCGGGAAGTTGATAAACTGCTGCTGCCTTGAGGAGTTTCTCCAAAGTCACACTCTCAAGTTGAAAACAAACATCTTTGGAAGGAAGTTGAATCTCTTTATCGGGAGGTGAGATAATTACATTTGGATCGGCATAGAAATACTTAACCCTACGCTTACCTTCACGAATCATAATGTGAGAATTTTCGCCAAAGTCAAGGTCAGGGTCTTGATGAAGTCCCAGTCCATTCAAAAACTGGTTTAGATCATAAATTGCAAACTCACGGGGAAACTCTTCTGTAATATCTGCTTCAGCAAGAATGTTTTTTGCTACAGAAATTGTGCGGAGTTTATTTCCTTGCTTAACAAGAATAGAGTTATTAATACCAGCAAAGTTTTTAAGAACAGTCAGAGTGTTATCAGAAAGTTTCATTTTTGTTCAACAAGATTCAGATGATTGATCAGAAGAATAGTATAGTGCAAAACTTTGAAGAGATCTGCACGAGGAGTGCCTTTCGTATCGTAACGATCAATATACTTGGTTACATTACCTGCACAAAATCCCTCACGACGATTGTGTTTGATTTTATCAAGTGTCTGTTCCGTTCCACCACCAGTTCGATCGACATAATGCTGACTATAAGTTCCAGCAATATATTGTTCAAGTTGTTTCAGGATTTGGTCTTCATTGTATTTCCAAAAATGATTCGCGTTGTCGTTCATAGTCAATGATTTTTTTGTAAGGTCCAAATATCCACTATGTTCATTCATAGTGAGTGTAAATTCATTTGTAGAATAAGGATGTTCATCCATAATAAAGGGGAAGGTCATAGTTTTACCTTCCCCAATTATATCAGAACGGAGCAGGTTGGTCAAGGTCATAAGTTACGTGCTCACCGCCTTCAGAAGGCATTTTGAAATCAGCATCCACCTTGTCATAAAGTTCCAGGAAAGATTGCTTGGTCTCATCGTCAAAGCGATTCACACACACTTGAATTGCCTTTGCCTTATCACTGAAGATGCTGTAGGCACGGATGATGTGAACCAGACGGCGGGTGCTAATGATTTCCTCAATACCACCATCGTAGAAGGTCTTGCGGATGATGTCTGCCCAATCAACCAGACGCTTACAAAAGTCGCGGTCTTCCACACCAAGATCCAGAGCGATGCCTTCCAGAATGCGCTGTTCGGTTGCAGGAGCAGGATACGCTTGCTCAAAGGTCACAGGGAAACGCTCAAGGAATGCTTCATTCAGCACATTGGTGCCAATGAAACGCCCATCATCACTACCTTTACCTTTGGTGTTAGCGGTAGCAATCACGTTGAAACCAGCAGCAGGTTTCACGAAACGACCAATCTTCTTGAGGAAAACACCTTTACCCTCCAGAACAGATTGCAGACACAGAATCTTATTAGAAGCAAGGTCAATCTCATCCAGAAGCAGAATCGCACCACGCTCCAGTGCTTCAATCACGGGACCGTTATGCCACACAG